TATTGTAGATGATATTAATGATACTGGTGCTACATTTAATTGGATTGCAAAAGATTGGCAAAGCAACTGTTTACCAGATAGTCCATTATGGAATCAAATTTGGGGCAATAATGTTCGCTTTGCCTGCTTAATGGACAATCTTCCCAGCGAAGCAGAAATACAGTACTTTGGAACTGAAATTAATAAAGAAGAAGATCCTAGTTGGATTGTTTTTCCGCACGAAGGGTGGTGGCAACAATGATTTTTAAAGAGTATCCAGATTTTATAACCAGTATAGAACATGCTGATGTACTAACAGATTGTATATACCAATCTAGATGGAGATTTGGACAAGTAAGTGATGATACTATTGAACCAAACTATCCAATGTGGTTCCAAAATTACTATAATATTAAAACCATGGATTTTGTAGATACTTGTCCAGCTATTGCTAAAACAATTACAGAACGTTTTCAGGATCTTTTGCCAGACGATTATTTACTAGTACGTTCAATGGCAAGTGCAAACACATTTGGTTTAGATGGTGACTATCACACAGATTGGCCACACCCTGATGTAAGTGTTACCGGTGTACTTTATACTGACAAAGAATGGGAACGTAACTGGGGCGGAGAAACGCTGTTTGCACATCCAGATATTGATGGCGATAAGCATAGTTGGTTATATGCTAGTGAATATCAACCATGTAAACTAATTACATTTGATAGCAGTATTCCACATATTGGCAAAGGACCGCAACGTCGGTGCAAGGAAATGCGTAGTGTTTTAGCCTTTCAAGCAGTGCAAAAAGACGCATTAAAAGAACGGTTAGGTAAAAAAGATATTGCAAAAACTTGATAAGTATAGTAATATAAAGAATAACAATGAGGACTTTGGCGCTCATCCCTCTTTAAATATTCTGCGTGTCATCAATCTTGCTACAAAAAAGGAGACAAGAGATGGCAAAAAAATACATTAGTACTAAGACGTACAACCAAATTGGACCTTGTTGTTATAGACAGTGGAAATCAGATAGCCACTGTAATTTAATTCATGGTTATGCACTTTCATTTTATTTTGAGTTTGAAAGTAACGATCTAGATGCTCGTAACTGGGTTGTAGATTTTGGAGGCTTACGCCCACTAAAAAACAACTTAGAAGACTGGTATGATCACACACTGTTGGTGGCACATGACGATCCACAGCGTGAAGAGTTAATGAAACTAGGCGAGTTAAATCTTGCTAAAATTACCGAAGTTGACAAGGCTGGATGCGAAGGCATTGCTGACTTTTTATATGAATATATTAATACAACATTCTTACCTAATTTAGAACCGGGCACCAGGGTTTGGTGTAACCGAGTTGAGGTAAGAGAAACCGACGCCAACATGGCAATGCGTGTCGGTCATAGAGAAGATGGAGAATTCAATGTTTAATTGGCTTAAAGGCTTAATGAAGAGTTCTACCCCTGCTAAAGTTGAAAAGGCTGTAAAGCAACTCAATGATAGCGAACTTACGGCAATGACCAAGGTAAAACTTGAAGCTCATGGCCGTAAAGTGGGTGTTGAACTAGATCGCCGTATGACAAAAAGCAACATGATTGCTGACCTTAAATCTAAACTAAAGTAGTAAGATAGGAAATAAAGTATGACCATTTGGGTTTTTGGATGTAGTTTAAGTACTGCTTTTAACGTAGAATTAGATCAATGCTGGCCTCAAATAGTAGCAAAATCCTTAGGCACATCAGTGAATAACTTTGCACATGAAGCAGTAGATAATTTTTTTATATATAGTAGCTATATAAACCAAAAAAATAACATTAAACCAGATGATATAACACTTTTACAATGGACCACACCGTTTAGAAAAATGTTTTTATATAACAAGCATAACGAGAACCACAAACGTGCTATGAAAGAAAAACCTTTAACTATAAAGCGCAACAATAAAAGTTATTTTAGAAGAATAAATGATTGTAACGCAACAAAATTAGTCGATCCTGATACTACACCTAGAAACTCTGGCATAGAATTCTATGACATATGGTGGAATGACTACTTTGATTCTTATGAAAGTGAAACAAACCTAAAAGCATACCAAAACGCTACACAAGACAAGAACACTGTTCATTTAGAGTTTGACAAAATAATGAATATTATAACAGATAATCAACTTTATATTAATAAGCAAGATTTGCACCCCAGTGCTGCAGGACACGTATTGTTAGCAAATAAAATTTTAGAGAAAATTTATAACACTAAGATTGCAGAGAAAAAAATATGAAGATTAGATATACAGAAGCATTTTATAGCGTACAAGGCGAAGGAAGATTTACTGGCGTTCCCAGTGTCTTCCTTCGTATGTTCGGTTGCAATTTTACTTGTCCAGGATTTGGATTACCACATGGTCAGAAAACTACTGAGCCAGATGACATTGCAGCACAAGTTAAAAAAAATCCACATCTTTATAAGAAATTAGATGATCTGCCACTAGCAACAACAGGCTGTGATAGTTATGCAGCCTGGCATCCAGCATTTAAAAAGTTCCAAAACAATGTGGATTTAGACAGGTTAGTAGATGATTTATTAGTCTTAACACCTAATGGATGCTGGACGCAGGAAGATGGACAAGATATCCATCTTGTTGTTACTGGCGGCGAACCGTTGCTAGGATGGCAACGCATGTATACTGAACTATTTGAACACCCCCGGATGAAGGATCTAAAAAATGTTACTTTTGAAACAAATACCACACAAACTCTGCACGACGATTTCAAGTCTTATCTCACAAATACACAACGACTACATGTTACATGGTCATGTTCCCCAAAATTATCGGTTAGTGGACATGATTGGGATGACGCTATTAAGCCTGATATTGCTCGTAGTTACAGCGATATTCCTGGCAGTAAACTGTATTTCAAATTTGTTGTTTGTGATACAGTGGATGTGGATGAAGTTGACAAGGCTGTGTCGGTATTTGGATCCAGTGGAGTCAATGCACCGGTATACCTCATGGCTGTCGGAGGCACATCAGAAAGTTACTTTAAAAACGGAAAAGATGTCGCAGAACTGGCGCTTAAAAAAGGCTATCGTTACTCCCCCAGGCTTCATGTCGACGTCTTTGGAAACGCCTGGGGAACTTAAAGACAAAAAAGATACTACTCCGAAACCAGTAGTAGACGAAGACCTAGACGACAAACTTAGGAAAGTAGGTTTATGAAAACAGTTTGGATCAGACACGGACAAAGTGAGTACAATGCACAAGGCATAGATACTGGCTGGCATGATCCTGATCTAACTGAACAAGGTGTTCTTGAAGCACAACAAGCAGGGAGCCAACTATTTCGTACATATCCAGAGATAGCAGGAATATATTCCAGTGATCTTAGACGAGCTCATCAGACAGCAAATTATATTACAGATGCTGCAAATTGGAGTGAATCATTACAAGTAAGCCCTGCTATTAGAGATCGTGACTTTGGTGACTGGAGTGGAAAGCCGCCAAATGAAGAGTGGAAAAAATGGTTACCAAAACCCGACAATGGCGAAAGTATGAAGGAATGTGCGGCTAGAGTCTATGGCTTTTTAAAAGAACTAGAAAGTAACAACTCAGACTTACCGCATATAATTGTATGCCATAACAATACAATACGAGCCGCAAGTGTAGTTATAGGCATTAACGCACCGGACGATGTACAAGACTTTGATGTACTGACAGGAGAAGTAATAGAATGGGTATTTTAGACTCAGCTAAGAAGGCCATGGGAATAGGAGAAGCTACTAAAGTTGATTCTGCAAAGCCTAAGGTTAAAAAGAAAAGTGAAAAGGAAAAAGCTACAGACGCCGGAGAACCATGGGTTAGTGTCATTGACGTAGAACTAGATCCAGAGAATGTAGGCAGTGGAGCTTTTGAACTAGACTGGAACGAACACTTTATTAAAAAGTTGTGGAAATCCGGTTACAGAGACGAAGACGAGAACGACATGGTAGATCGTTGGTTTCAGGATGTTTGTAGAAATGTTGTGTTAGAAACATACGAAAAGGATGAAGCTATGATAACAAAAAATGACATAGGGGACGGTAAGTCAGAATACTCATGAAGATAAGACAGATACCAGAACGAAAAATAGAAAGTTACCTAAGGTTTCTAGCTAAATGGATGGCATTACTTATAGGAATGCCCATGGTATTTGGCGTTATACTAAAACCAATATTAATGCTAATAATTATATTAGCAATAGATTATATCTGGCATATGCTAGACGAAGAAGGTATATTTAAAGACCAATGATAATCTATGTAAATGGAGATAGTCATAGTGCTGGAGCAGAACTAGTTAAAAATTACTGCTTTGCTGAAGACGACCCAAGATACAATTATCTGGGAAGAATCCCACACCCAGATGCTGTTCACCTAACATATGGAAATTATATAGCAAACGCTCTTAATGCTGGGTACTTTCTGGATGCTGAAAGTGCCGGCAGTAACGATAGAGTTGTAAGAACTACCAGAGAATTTTTAAAAAAGAAACGTGCAGGTAGTAAGATGATTATCATCGGATGGACTACCTGGGAGCGGCAAGAGGTATGGCACAAAGATAGATATTATCAATTTACAGCAAGTGGTTCAGACAGTGTTCCTGACGAGCTTTCTGATACATATCAGTCCTGGGTAATGGAGCAAACACAAGATAAATTACGTGAGAAACAAGAGTACTGGCATAAACAAATCTACAATTTTCATAATGAATTAACAGAATCTAATATTAAACATTTATTCTTTAATAGTATGCACTCCTTTGATAAAGAATGGACTGGAGAAGTTGATTGGCAAGATTGCTTTATTGAGCCATACAACAAAGATTGGACATACAGTAGTTGGGCATCAAACCAGGGTTTTATAAATGTTAACTATGGAAGTAATCATTACGGCGAAGACGCACACAGAGCTTGGAGCAAAGTTCTTCTAAAACGATTGACTGGCCAAACGGATACTAGTATAATTAACGTTAAGAAGCCGAAGAACAAAATAGATACAACCGTTAATACTGCAATTATGAGGATAAAGTGACAACATACCTACTAGTAGACACTGCTAACACGTTTTTTAGAGCCCGTCATGTAGCACATCGTGGCATGGATTCATGGACACGACTAGGGTTTGCAATGCACGTTACAATGGCGGCCGTAAACAAAGCATGGCGTATTGCTGGTGCTGATCATGTAGTATTTGCACTGGAAGGGCGTAGCTGGCGCAAAGATTATTACAAGCCCTACAAAGCAAATCGTAAAGTTGCTCGTGAAGCATTAACAGATGAACAGCAAGAAGAAGATCAGTTGTTCTGGGACACCTATGACGACTTAACTAAGTTCCTTAAAGAGCAAAGTAATTGCAGTGTACTACGCTGTGATATTGCAGAAGCTGATGATATTATTGCACGTTGGATACACAGACATGAAGATGACAAACATGTTATTGTTAGCAGTGACACTGATTTTGTACAACTAGTTAGTGACAATGTTAAGCAGTACAATGGCATACAAAACCATATGATTACATTAGATGGTGTATTTGACGACTATGGGAAGCCTGTGAAAGACAAAAAGACAGGAGAACCTAAAGAAGTACATCCAGCATGGTTGTTGTTTGAAAAATGTATGCGTGGAGATGCAACTGATAACGTTTTTAGTGCATACCCTGGTGTACGCAAAAAAGGTACTAAGAACAAAGTTGGTCTAGTAGAAGCATTTGAAGATCGTGGTAACAAAGGTTACAACTGGAATAATATGATGCTTCAGCGTTGGACAGATCATAATGGCGATGAGCATCGTGTATTAGATGATTATAACCGCAATGTAACACTGGTAGATCTAACTGCTCAACCAAGCGAACTAAAAGAGTATATTGACAACACAATGACTGATCAGTTAGTATGTAAGAGTAACCCCATGGTGGGTGCTAAGTTCTTAAAGTTTTGTGGAAAGTATGAACTTAAACGTATCGCAGAGGAGGCAACAAAATATGCAGAATGGCTACAACGAGGTTATGATGTACAAAGCCCGACCCATAGTTGATAATAAGTTTTGGATCGTAGAGCAAAACGGCGAGCGTATTGGTACCGTCCGTAAAGGACGTGATTTAACTGTAGTATTGCCAACTGGTATCAGTAAGTGTGCAAGCGTAGATGAATTGGAGGATAAGTTTAATATACAAATGGTAGATTCAAAAGAAATAGCTGTAGTAACAAAACCAGACGTTGATAAAGATGTTAACGGATTTCCTACTAAAACTGTTCCATTTAATGGAATGTTTGATATTAAACGCAAATTACCTTTATATACTAAAACAGCCAAGAGCCAGAGCTTTTATTGTGCTGGATATTACATTATTAAGTTTGATAGATGGCTCCCAAGTTATTGCCCTAAGTTATTAACACTGGGCAGGCAAGAGTTTCAAGGACCATACAAGAGTAAGTTTGAAATGCAACAGGCATTAAAACGAGTATGAGATTACCTAAGTTTGCCAATCTAGACATTTTTGTTAAGAAAGCTAATACTGGCATTAGTCCCAGTATTAGTGTTAGCAGAGAAGAAGCTCAACACATCGCTAAAGAGTATTTAAATCTAGTAAAGTATACACTAGAGCTACAGGATCGTGTTGTTGAGTTAGAACGTGAAAATAACGATCCTACAAAAATAGAAATAGTTTCAGGAAACTTTTAGGTTTTCTAACTTTTTTTATGTTATAATAATCATATAGTTTAAACAGAAAGGAAAATATATGTTTCGTACTATATTTGCGGCAGTAGCTGCATTTTTTATTGCTTCAACTGCTCATGCAGATCAAGCAAATACCCAATATATTGAAACTCAGATTGGATCAACAGTTCGTGCTGATAGCGGGCGTGATAATTCTGGTGTTGTAGGTATTACTGTAGGCAAAGACCTTGGTGATATCCGTGTTAGCCTTGCTGGAGTTCGTAATTCCAGCGGAGACGCCACTACACTTGGAGAAGTTGAATTAGACGCACTAGTAGGCGGTGCTTATTACGACATCAACACTAACAGCAAGTTCACTCCGTTTGTTGGCGTTAACGCTGGTTACGGTTGGGCAGATGGCGCTGGTGTTGTGTCAGCAAATGATTCAGGTATTGTTTATGGAGCGTCACTTGGTGTAGGATATAAAGTAACTGACACAATTGACTTAGTTACCAGTTATCAATATCTAACCAGCAATACTATTACTGTAACTAATTCTTCAGGCAATGAAGATTGGGACAGTCAAGCAGTTACCGCTGGTGTACGTTTTAGATTTTAATATATTTGAGTAATGGATGCATGGTCTCTATAGAGTCTTATGATTCTATAGAGATCGCGCCCTAGGCTTTAGTTATATACTTACATTATTCCGATAAATATATACGTATATTTTAAGGAATAAAAATGAGTAGACCAAAGCCAGAAGTGCTGATTGAGAAGATTGATAAGAATACATACAAAGCCGAGCAAGTTCTTGCTAGCCACGGCATCTGGAGTGTATACTATCAAGGCAGACCAATTAACTTAAAGACACATAATATGCTTATTAGCTATCCAGGTCCAAAATATAAAAAGGTAAGTTTCAGTAACTCTGGCCATGCTATTAACTTGGCAAGGAAACTTAACAAGAAATTTGACTGTGAAGATTTCTCAGTTGTCCTGCTTAAGAAGGGTGACATAATATATCCATAACTAAACATCAGTATACCCAAAAGTTTGCTGAAGTAGGAAAATTAAACATTCCTGTTAGAGAGCAGGGTGTATTTTTTTGGATGAATGTTAGAGAAAATGGCGGACTTCGCCTATGTGATAATGGTTATCATTTTTTAATTGATGAGATAGATCTAGAAAGCTATACCGTCCCAATATACGAGCAACAAGTAAATCATAAATTTTTACTAGAGCTTGATAAGTTTATGGATTGTCCATATTACTTGATCAGGGGAAGATGGCCCAAGATTATTTTATTCTCTGAGCATACATACATGTGGTGCTGCTTGCATGAAGACTTTAAGAGTTTTTTAAATGGATACAAAATTTAGTTACGGATTTAGCAAAGAGATTACTGACAGTAATTGGAAACATCTAGTTAATATTGAGTTACAGACGCCGTTCTCTAAATCTGGCATGTCAGGCGTTACTTTACATAAAGCTCAACAAGATTTTTTACAGTTTATGATCGAACACTACGGCGAGCAGGATAAGCGATTTAGTTGTCGTTGGACTGACTACGGTGTAGATATTAGGTTTAAATTCGACAGTGATGCTGGCAGTTTTATAATGTTCCATACTAAAAATATGAAACCTAAATGGATATACGATGCTGGCGGCCGAACGCGGTATAACGACTCGTTCCACACCCTTTAATCATTAAAAAACCGTGCATTAATGCACGGACATGTTGGCGCCTTATCCCAACTTGCGAATTCTTTTAACAATATTATTTATTAGTTCTGGTTGACTATCTGCTAGCCCGTGTTAGTATTAAGTCTAACTTAAAGGAGAGCATAATGTCCAAGTTTACTACACAGCAACAAGTTTTTTTGTTTTTAGGAGATCTCACCATTAACCCTAACGTTCCCGCAAAAGTGCAAGAAGATGCCCTAGCGTTACAAACAAAAATGGGTACGTATGCTAGCATGCAACTGCCTTACCTCCCCAGCGAGGAGGAATTTGTAGCAGTTTGGACTAGTAAAGCAAAAAAGCACCCCTGTGCTACGCTTAATCCCAAGCAATACATGTACACACACAAGGATTAAAATCCACCTAAAAAGTGCTGTAATCCAGCACTTTTTTTATCTGTTCTGGTTGACGATCTGCTAGTTCGTGCTACTATGATTATAGTTAGAAAACACAAACAAAGGACCAAATGATATGACAAAACTTACTAAAATGGACAGAATGGTAATGTCGGAAGTCAACAAGGCTTGCGAAGACATGGTAAATTACAATGCAGACGGCACTGTAAACTGGGATTATGTTGATGCTGATGCGTATATGGCCATCGCAGCAGATGATCCTGTTACCAAGAAGATGCTTAACCAGTATAATGCAGCATTTAATCGTTATGTAGATGTTGTCCAAACTGCAATTGATATGAAGATTGCAGGCTAGGCCGGTTGACATATTGTAGATATGTGTTATAGTTAGTTATAGTTAGGAATTAGAGGAAAATACAACATGAGCGAAGCAGTTAACAGCCGTACCGTAACACTTGCAGAAGCAGAGACTCGTATTATCCGAGCTTTTCGTAAGCAACGTCCAGTATTTTTGTGGGGATTGCCAGGTGTTGGTAAATCCGAACTTATGACACGTATTGCTAGATTAGAAACACTGGGCAAAACTGCCCTGCTAGATGTCCGTGTAGCTCTTATGGAGCCTACAGATTTACGTGGTATGCCTTTTTATAACAAAGACTCAGGCATGATGGAATGGGCTCCTCCAGTAGATCTTCCCAGCGAAGAGTATGCTAGCAAGTTTGATACTGTTATTTTGTTTTTGGACGAAATGAACAGTGCCGCTCCTGCCGTGCAAGCGGCCGCTTATCAGCTTACACTAGGACGCCGTGTTGGACAATATAAATTGCCTGACAATGTTGTTATTGTTGCCGCTGGCAACCGTGAAAGCGACAAAGGTGTTACTTACAGAATGCCTACTCCGCTTGCTAACAGGTTTGTACACTTAGAAGTTCGTGTAGACTATGACAGCTATTTTAATTGGGCTGTGGAAAACAAGATACATGAAGATGTACTTGGTTACATTTCGTTTGCTAAAGGCGACTTGTGTGACTTTGATCCCCGTTCAAGTGGGCGTTCTTTTGCAACACCACGTAGCTGGACTTATGTAAGTGAGTTCCTTGAAGACGAAGATGATGCTTCAGAAAGCGAACTAACTGACTTGATCAGTGGTTGCGTAGGCGAAGGTGTTGCTATTAAGTTTATGGCACACCGTAAAATTGCTAAAGACATGCCTAACCCTACAGACATCCTTGCTGGTAAAGTTAAGGAATTGAAGGTTAAGGAAATCTCAGCACAATATGCTCTTACTGTTGGAATGTGTTATGAGCTTAAAGATGCTTACGACAAGTTTGGTAAGAAAGACAGTAAAAAGTTCCATGACCTTGCTGATAACTTCTTCCGCTTTATGATGGACCATTTTCCAACAGAAATGACTGTTATGGGTGCTAGGATGGCAATTACTAACTACAACCTGCCATTCCAAGCTAACAAGCTCAAGCACTTCAAAGAGTTCTTTGATCGCTTTGGCAAGTATGTTGTTAAAGCTATGGAAGATTAAGATGAAACATATAGAAATATCAGTTATGGAAGACGGTGAAGTACCTGAATTTATGGCACAAGCCAATGCACAAAAAGAATTAGAAGTAACAGAACAAATTAAATTACTACAAGAACAAATAATCGACTTACAGAAAAAAGTTGAATGGTTGGAAAAGACCACACGCAGAATATCTGGAAGGTAACCTTGATATTCGTGAATTTGAAGATGGTGAGTGGACAGGCGGCTGTTATGCTACCTATGAAAATCTCATAGAGAAAGTAAAAGAGGCATTAGAAGAATGACACCAATATTTGAATTAATTTTAGTGTTTATGGGTAGCATTGCTATTACGGCTGTTATAATTGGCATGGTTTTAGGAAGCATATTTTTAAATTTAAACATGGAGAAAAATAATGAGAAATAACTTAACTCTAGCAGAAGATTTTAGCCCATGGTGGAGCATGAAAAAGTATCAGACTCGTGATGTTCCAGCCAAGGAATTTAGTAATGAAGTTATTAAAATGCGGCATGGTAGCAATAGCGGCTGGCCAGGTGAACAAAAAGACGTTGAGTACTGGGTAGAATTGTATAACGGTTTTGCAGTTGGATTTAGACACGGGCGTAGTGCTACAGGAATTAGACGTTCTAAGTATGCAGAATTCCCTGTTGCTAAGTTACGATAAAAAGTTGACAAATTGTCTTAAATAAAGTACTATGTATGAATAGTAAGGCATTGTGTCTTACTTATAGCCCGTACTAGGGCATATTTAATTGTCCGTTTTAGGACTTACCGGAGTACAACAAATGAAAAAAGACACTATTGGTCTATACGTAGCAAAGCCCCAAAGCTATGCAGAACAAGTTAACGAAAAATTTAAAACCACAGAAGATACTATTGTAGAACTGGCTGAGCGTTTTGTCCAGGCTATTGTTGAAAAAGATCCTTCCCTGCCAGACTTTCTCAGTGCATTAGGCAAGGAGTTCCGTGACCGCAATCCTCAGTACAAAGAGTTTGCTGACATGTATGCAGACATGGTGCAAATGTCTGCTAACAAAAGTGAACGTGTTAAACTCAAGCAGATGCTACTTAACGCAACTATTCAGCGTGAAGTTGATCCTGAGTGGGTACTGACTATTGTTGGCAAGTTTGATCCTTTCTTTGTTAACATCATTCGCTTATATCCCGTGCTAACCAGCAAAGCTAAACGAGAATTGTTTGCTATCTGGGACGGTCAGCATACAGCCTTTAGTTTGCTCTGCATTGCTATGTACGCATTTGATATGAGCTTTGAGGACGCTATGGAACTTGAAGTACCAACAGCTATCTATCCAGGGACAAATGTTGCCAAGTTACGGAAACGGTTTATTGGTGTACATGATAACACTATGACCAAACCCTTGGACAAGATTGATTTGTATATGCAGTACGTATGGGCAGTACGAAACAATGGAGATACTGATCCTTGGAGCATGCGTTTTGAAGAAATCCAGTGCGCTCTAGAAGAGTTCAATTGCTTTTTTACGCATGACAAGTTTGGAGACACAGACAAGCCTGGTGCTGTATCACGTCCTACAGAAATTTTTCCTACAGGTCGTGATGTGACTAAGTGGAAGAGTAGTGTGCTACGGCGTGTTTTCCAGTATCATAACATGTACCTTGCAGACAGGCCCATCGAGCCTCTGGAAATCGACAACATGGCACACATTTTCCGTGCTTGCGACCAGCAAGGTATTGTCGTAGACGATGAGTACGTGCGCGAGTTTGGCAAGTATCTGGCCGCTGTGACACAGAACACTTGGGCAAAGGGATATACTAATTCACAACTTAAACACAAGTTAGTTTCTAGTGCCTACAAGAGTTGGTTTAATAGACAGGACTCACAAGTCCGTATGACACTGAATAGCCGCTGTAATCAGACAGAAGTTGCTCCTACTTGGATCTGTCAGGCAATAGCCAAAGCAGGGTTTTCCAAAGACTTGCCGATCTTTACTGGTAGGTTTGCATATGATTTTGATGACAAGGAGTTAGGGGCATGAATAATATAAAAGTAAAATCAGTTAAACACACTATGAAGCCTGGTACTGTAATTCCTATGGAGCAGAGCTGTGGTAATATCGGTCGGTGGGCAGAAAATGAAATCGAAAAAGGCGGACACCGGCTTAATAAAGGCAAAGGATTAGACTTAATTGATCTAGCTACTGAAATTAAAACACGAATGCGTAGTAGCAATAGTCCGCATACAGTAGGAGCATCTACTATTAAAGATATTATATCTACTGAATGGAAAGGTAGTTATTTAAGAAGCAAGTTACAAACGCAACTTAGGATAATTTACGACAAAGATGTAACCACTTGCAAAAATGTAGTAAAATCAGAACAAATTTACGATTTTACTTCGCCAAAGATTCAAGATAACCTTGAAAAAGCGTACAAGAATATTCAAAATATTCTTAAAAATGGAATTTGCGATAAACAGACATATATTCGTCATAATGATGACTGGATGCAGCTGGAAAAACAATCAAATACCAGTTGGCAATTCCGTATTCCTAATGACATTATGGAACGCATGGAAGGTATATCAAATGCAGAGTGCAACAATCTTTTTAACTGGGGAGATTAGAATGACACTTAGAGATCCTAACTTAGACCTTCTTAAAGAAGGAACCGCATTACGGAATGCTCGAAAGACACGCTGCAGCATCGAAGGCTGTGAGAATTTTCTCACAGCCTATCAAGGACCTGGCAGTGACACGCTATGCCGTAATCACCAAAAAAACCTAGCTGATTATGGTGGGTTAGCAACAACTAAAAAATCATATAGCCAAAATAGAGGTACTCATTGCGAACATTGTGGTTACACTCCGCTCACTGACAATCGAGTACAGGATGTGGAGGATTTAAAAGTTCGCAACCGATTGTGTCGTACATTGCTAACTGTAGATCATATAGACGGCAATCATGAAAACAACAATGACGAAAATCTACAGACTCTTTGCACTGTATGCCATGCAATTAAAACGGTGATCAACGGAGATACACTTACACCTAGCAATCAAAATTAGATAGATTATGGTTGACAATCATGCTATATGTGCTATTATGTATATATAGCAAGGAGAGAGTATTAATGGCTACTACCACTGCAAACAAGAAAGATATGCCCGATCTTCCCGTAGGATTCGAGACTATTCCTGCTGAAGATGTTGAGGCTCGCGAGAAGCTCACAACCGCCCGTGTAGGACTGTTGCTAAAAGCCAGCTTCTTTGGCAACATGGCTACACGTTTGCCGCTTGTTAATGCAGATGCCTGGTTGCCTACAGCGGCTACAGATGGCCGTTTCTTCTACTATAACAGTAAATTTATCCTTATGCTTAAAAAAGGCGAGATTGAGTTCTTGTTTGGGCATGAAGTTTTACACAATGTATACGACCATCTGGGCCGTAGCAAATTTAATTTACATAATCCTACTATTGCTAACATTGCCGCAGACTTTGCTGTAAATGGTGATCTTGTTAAGGCCAGGATTGGTAAAATGATTACCACTGTTCCTGCATTGCATAATGTAAAATACTATGACATGAGCATGGAAGAGATATACGACGATATCTATGAAAACGCAGAGAAAATTAACATAGATGAACTTGCAGATATGTTGCTGGATGAGCACCTGGAAAATGAAGATAAGGATGGCGATGGCGGTGGCAAGCCTGAAGAAGATGAGAATGGCAACCTTGTTAGCAAGAGCAAGCCAGCATACAGTGAGGAAGACAAAAAGAAGATCAGAGACGAGATTAAAGAGAGCCTGATCAATAGTGCTAAACAAGCTGGCGGTGCTGGCGATATTCCAGGCGGTGTACAGCGTATTATTAAAGACCTTACAGAGCCTAAGATGAACTGGCATGAGCTACTTAGCCAAACAATTGAAAGCAGTATTAAAAGCGATTATAGCTTTATGCGTCCTAGCCGTAAGTCCTGGGGCATGGATGCCATCTTACCTGGTATGGTTCCTGAGAACACAATTGATATTGCGATATCAGTGGACATGTCGGGTAGCATAAGTAACGAACAAGCCAGAGACTTCTTCTCAGAGATTAAAGCTATCATGGAAAGTTACTCAGACTTTAAAATTAAGTTATGGTGTTTTGATACTCAAGTTTATAACTATGCTGAGTTTGACAACAATAACTTAGACGACATTTTAGATTACGAGCCCATGGGTGGCGGTGGTACCATGTTTGAGTGCAACTGGCAGTTTATGCGGGACAACGAAGTTGAACCTAACCGTTTTGTAATGTTTACAGATGGTTATCCTTGTGGTAGCTGGGGCGACGAACACTACTGTGATACAGTGTTTATTATACATGGTCCAGATACTATTAAACCTCCGTTTGGCAACTATGCTTATTATGATCATAAGCAGGCTGCATAATCGACTTTAACCCCTAGAATGAAAGTAGCACAGGTAAACAAATGATGATAAACAATGAAAAATCTGAGTACGAAAGAGCTTTAGAAGAGTATCTTGCCAAGGGTGGTGTAATTACTAAACTGGGACCAGATGAACAAAGTGACGAAGCTACAGTGAATCCGTGGCGTCGTGGACGTCCTAAAAAAGTTAAAGGAAAAAATGAAAGCTAAACACAAGATAGCACACATGAAATCTGCATTTAATTATGCAGAGTGCTCAACTGCTCAACGTTTACAAGTTGGTTGCGTGATTGTTAAAGACAATCGCGTAATCAGCATTGGGTATAATGGCATGCCCAGTGGCTGGACAAATGAGTGCGAACATGAAGTTGTCGAGGTTCCATGGAACCAATCAGACTTGCCTGAAAACGAAATTAGATCCCTGGTTACGAAGCCAGAAGTTCTTCATGCAGAATCTAATGCTATTGCTAAACTTGCTAGGTGTAGTGAGAGTGGGGAAGGTGCTATTGCGTTCATCACACATCAGCCCTGCCTAAATTGTGCCAAGCTCTTATACCAAAGCGGTATTAAAGAAGTTTATTATGTGCATTCATATAGACTAAATGAGGGCTTAGACTTTTTAAAACAGTGTAAGATACCAGTAGAACAAATGGTAGTTTAATGGAAACCTGCAAATATTGCGATAGAGAGATTGTTGAAGAAGTACCAGAAAACTCTGGATATGGAGCCTGTGCTGGATTGCATTGTGGGCATATGCGAGTATATGGACTATTTGATGAAGATTGTAGGCAGGTTATTGTTAGAGCAGATATAACAGATGTTTGATATCTTTTGTATGCAAATTACTGACGATCCAGTAGACTTACCTGCACACACAGAATACACTAGATGGAACGGCACACATTTGGATACCATCCGCAGGTGTGTTAATAGATCACGAACTGAGTACGTTTGGATTGTAGCTGACTGTTGCAACTATGCAACTTTTGATTTTACCTGGCAGCCAGTTCCTTGGGAAGCAGATCAAATACATTGTTGGGCCAGTGGTAACCAAAAATTTGGTGATACATTCTTAGTGCCTGTACAGGCTTTTAAAGAGCAAGAAGCTGGGCTTAAACTCTTAGAGTGGTACGAACACATCAACTGGCATACCGATCCCTGTGTGCCACGCAAACCCTGGCCCACTGTTAACACGTTAGACGAAATTAGTAGCTTGTATGCCTGGATTAAAAATACACCAGCAGATGTAGTATATGATCCTAGTTTATGGAAAGAACGTAATCTACACGTTTTTAATAAAAGCGGAAGTGTACTACTAGTGCCCAGGGACTGTAAAACGCATTTTAATGAGCAATACTACGACTATCCCTATATCTTGCGTCATAAACAGCATAATATGGCAGAACAGCCACTAGATGTTGTATATCTTTCTAATGGTGAAAAAAACGCTCTTAAAAACTACAATAACTTAAAAGAAGTTTGCCCTAGAGCAAAGTGGGTATCAGGTATTACAGGCAGGGCAGAAGCGTACAAGGCATGTGCAGAGGTTAGTGAAACGCCCTGGTTTTTTAATGTGTTTGCTAAGTGTAATATATTGCCAGAGTTTGACTTTAATTGGCAACCAGACTGGCTACAAGGAGACAAGCACTGGATTTTTCATTCTCGCAATCCTGTTAATGGATTAGAGTATGGCCACATGGGCATTATTGCTTATAATAAAAAGCTGGTACTGGAGCAAACTGAGTGGGGACTAGATTTTACTCTAAGCGCCAGACACGGGGTAGTTCCTGTTGTGGGCAGTATTGCAGAATTTAACACCACGCCTTATGAAACCTGGCGTACAGCATTTAGAGAATGTATTAAACTTACCCAGCAAACTGACATAGAAAGTCGCTACAGACTGGATCAATGGTGTACTGTAGCTGAAGGCGAGCATGCTGAGTGGAGTATAGAGGGTGCTACCTATGCTAGAGTATATGTAGCGAGCGGCAACAATTTACAAGACACGTTCGAGTGGGGGTTCCTTGAAGAACTCTTTAATAGCAAGTATAACTTCTAAAAGCTCTTCATCAGTGGTGTGCGGGCTGCAAGGTATTTGTAAAAATTGATGGCAATTCCATGCAGCTTGTTCTACATCAGCAAGCGGCTGGCTGTATGCACGTTTAGTTTCAATCTTACGATATGATAAAAATTTTGATAGTTCTTTTCTATAAGGAGTATCAATAACAAACTTACTGACCTGACCAGTTGGTTGAGTTACGCAATCTACATACTGACTTAATTGTGCATGATAATCTCTAGCAATTTCCTGTCTACGTTCTGTCCAAAACGGAAAATGTTCTAACTTAACCAGCATTTCACCACAGTCACGTTCACTCATAACACTGTTACCGCCAGTGTGTTCGCCTACTCTTCTATGTCGGCGTAACTCTTTAACTCGATCTATAACCGATGCATCATGACTTGCAACTGCGCCGCCATTACTAAAATTAGGCAAGTTCTTGGTAGGATCAAAACTATAACTAGCTGTATTGCCCTGAACTGGAGTACCAAAATGTTGTGCGCCGTCTTCTATTAGTGGAATGTCTGTGGGTAATTTCTCCGTATTGCCAAATAATCCAACCCACACTGCAGCATTAACGTTTACGTCAGGTGTAATTTGATCCCAATCCATTAAGCCATTTTTTTTAACATCAATAGCAAGTGGAGTACATCCGGCACGTATAATACTGTTAGCTGTAGCAATATAGGTTTGCGCTGGCATGGCAACAACTCCTTGTGCTTGTTCTGCAACTAATGCATAATATAATGCATCACTGCCACTGCCTACTACTGCCGCATATCTAGTACCTGCTACATTAGCAATTCTTTGTTCAAATTCTTGTGTAAATTCTCCCAGCATAACTTGACCTGATTTTAAGATCATTTCTGAAACATTATTAAGGGATCTATGTATCTCTTTATACAGTCTGTCTAAATTATATAACCTTATCATAATTTAGACGTGGGGTCGGTGACATTATCATCTGTTTCGTCTGGAAGTTTAACCTTTTGATAGTCCTGAATAATTGCTTCATGTACTTCATCTAGATCGACTTCTTTATTGCCAATCATACGTAGAGCTTCTGCACCTGATACTTTTTTAATTCTACTAATTTTTGTTGCTAAAAGAACTAAGTCTGGCCTGCTAAGATTTTGATCTTGGTATCCTAAAAGTACTTTTTCTACGTCTATGTAAGCCATATTAGATTCCTATCTATTTTGCTTGTTATAATTTACTAATAGCCAATGCGCCATATCAGTTTTATCTCGGAAACTCATATGTGCTTTTTTATCTTCGTCAAACCACCATCCCCAGAGATCTTGACAATTTTCTGCGGCCCATTCAATAGTTAAACCGTTTACACCAACAGAATCTAAGTTAGTACTATGTTTAAATTTTTTATTATATCCACATTTGCTAGGTATCTTCAATTTTAACATATCCCATTCTTTATGTGTAAATCCAGCCGCATTAAATTTAGGTAGACCCATTTAACATATCTTTTGCTAATGGAAAAATTTCTGCAATAACTTTAGCACATTCACGAGCAATTTCCATGTGTTCTTTTTGCGTCCCATTGGAACCACGTAGTTCAATGTAATGCACCCAGCTGCGTAGAGTACCGTTCATATACAATCGTGTCTTGGTTAAACCTTCTGGTAATACCTTACGTGCAAGTTCCTTTGCAATGTTATTTTCTAAAGCCCAGTTGTAAACTTCCTGAGCATGCATTGCAACTTCTTGTTGCTTGTCAAGCCAATCATGATGTAGTCCGACATTATCAGTTTCTACAGAATTTTGCCTGTTCTTAGTGTCTTGTAAACGGGCTTCACTGTAGACAAAGACATCGCCCATGTCTTCAGGATTAGCATAACGCTGACTAAATTCCTGAAAACTAAAGCTACGATGTCTTACAATTTGATGTGCAATGTCACGTGTGGTTTCAATCGCAAGGGTAGCGTTAACCATTTCTAACGGTGACCAATGTTTATGCTTAATTAAATACTTAATCAAACGCTCACTGGTCTCACTGTTAACCTGGTTACTAGGGTTACTAACCCTTGCACAAAACGCAATAAGCTCCTGAATGTCAGCGTCAGCTAACTCATGCTCTTGTAGAAACTCTGTACTGGCTTTGCTAGAACTAACTAGACTTACCTGCATCAAGCAGCTACCTTTTTCTTGCGTCCACGTTTTGGCTTGGGAGCAAGTCCTGGATTTAGGTCAATAGCCTGTTGCATAAGGTTTTCAGCTTCTTCACTGAGTACTTTAACTTGTGCTTTCATACCATCTGCTTGCCTTACCAAGTCTGCTGCAAGTGACTCATCAGTTAATACTCCGCCAATTGCTGCACTTGCTTCTGCGGCTGCTCGAGTCTTATCTGGATGGGCTAGTCCACTGGTAGCATCTAGTTCAGCAAGTTTTTTAGCTGCATCGCCACCTGTTTCCATGTCACGGATAATCTTGTTAATCTCGTCTAGTCTAGCACCTTGTTGTCCTGGACTTGGCGTAACTAAAATATCCTGAGTACGAACTTTTTTCATCCATTGCTCACGATGTATTTTAATTAGCAAGTTTTCTCCATCAGTGCCAACTACACGATGCAATGCATCACCTAGATGTTTAGCGGCTTGACCAGCATTACTTTCCAAACAACCCATAATGTCATTATGGACTTGTGTAGGGAGACGATCTGGATAAGTTACTAGTGCCATGTGATCTTCGTCAGGAACTTCCCTAAAAATCACTAGTACACTTTGACTGTTGTGTTTACCAACATGTTTAAGCATCTTCATTTTCTCCTTTATCATGACTGTGATCAGCGTCACCGCCTTCGTGTGCATGTTCGGTGCCATCGTCATGTGTATGTACAGGCTGATCTGCGGCCTGTGCGCTTGGTGCCTGTCTGACGCCATTAGCTACTAGAAAAGCAAACAGTTTGTTGTATAGATTACCAACTACCTGCATTTCTTCAGCTTTAATAGCACCACGTTGTCCAGCAATTTCTAGAACTTGTGCCATTAAATTTAAATCTTCAATACCTAACCCGCTAGCGGCAGGCTGTTCCTGGGGTGCTTCTTCGCTGGCTTCTTCAGGTTCTGGAGTCCATGTTTCCGGATCTCCGCCAAGCATTGGCTCTTCATGTTGTGTATTTTCTGTAGTATCACTCATTATTTGTATCTCCTTGTGTACAACGATAAGTATATTATATAGGATAATATCATGATTCGCAACTTATTTTTTATGTTTTTTGTATTTTTTTTCGTAATTAGTCCTGCTAAAGCAGAACCTTTTGAAGAATTTGATTTTAAACTTCCGTGGCAACAGCCCGTAGCACCACCAGAAAATGTAGTACCTGAAGAAAAAGTTGTAAACGAAGAACAGATAAAATCGTTAATAGTGCTCATTGAGTCCAGCCTTCAGTGCCAGGTTGCCGCGGAATTAACTCGTAATTACTATTATATTTACCTAGGGTTTAAACAGGGTCTAGAAAAAACTGATCCTGATGTAATAACAAAACAAGCTGTAAATCCTCCGCCTACAATTAAAGCTCTTGAAAAAGTATATAAAGATTATCAGGACATAATTGTGTTTATTAAAGCAGTATTTAAGGCTACTGATCCCAGTGTTGACATAGATGCCGTTGAGAAAAAACGTTCCATCGAACTAAGACAGCAATTTAGTTCTAAAGTAGTGTATGATATGGTTGATCATACATATATTAACAGTGCTATGACTATTAATAGTGAGTGTTGGTCTAAATTAGAGGTTCGCCAAAAGCAAGTTAAGGAAATCTTTAACTTACCTAAGTTACCTTAACCAAACCTTCCTAAGAATCTAGCAATATGATGAATAAATGGCAGCAACGTAGCAGCCATAAACAGATTTACTCCACTATGAGCTAATGCAATCCTTAGTGTATCACCTTTTGGCATACCGTCAGATACCAATGCTCCAGCAATCCATATAGTGCCTGTTGTGCCAATGTTTGCACCCAGGACTGCCGCTATCGCCGCTGGTAGTGGCACTGCGCCACTTGCTACAAGAGCAATAATTGCAGTTGTCGACAATGATGAACTTTGCCATAACAATGTCATAATAATACCACCTAAAAACATCCAGTAGGGGTTATGAATAAAATAGGATAAATGGTCCATATTACCCATCGACTTCATTCCACCCGAAAACATTTTTAACCCAATATAGAAGATTACCAAACCAACAAGGGTAGTAATTATAGGGTTACCTAATTCCATTTTATATACCTTTTTAATTAACTTATCTTTATTTTTAATTATTTTATTTTTCATTTAGTTGCATACCTCAATAGCTTGTACATACCTTAATACCATACTTTTCTGTCCATCGTTTGGCGTCTTCTTTAGTGTTAACCATGGGTTCACCTCTAATGTTTAAACTGGTGTTTAGCAACATAGGGCAGTCTGTTAATACATACCATTTTTCTAATAACTCTCTAACTCCAGTATGATCGTTTCTGCCCACAGTTTGTACTCTGCTTGTGTTATCTTGATGAACAATAGCTGGAAACTCCTTGGGCTTCTTACAGTAATATGTAAATTGCATGTAAGGACTATTGTCAAACGCTGGCATGTCAAAGTATTCATGAGCGTGTTCTTC